GGTCAATGGGTCTCTATGGGGTCGGAAAACGGCCTTCAGATCGCGTTAGGGGGGACCCCCGCACCCCCCTGAATCGCGCGCGGCCGATGGCGTATAGCTATAGCTGAGTTTGGTACATTCAAAACTTAATTTTATTTGATGGATAAAAGGGACCCGCCACCCCCAGCGCTATGATTGGAGGGGTAGCGCTCTGGTTATGGGGGTGGGGGTCGATTCTGCAAAAAGCCAAGGGACCCCTATGGCCTAGAATTTTTTCCCAGATAGGATACTATCGCGAAATGGCTGATTCACGTAACAAGGGTGCCGCATTTGAGCGGGATATCGTAAAACGTCTCAATATTTTCTTTGAGGCGCAAAACATCGATGTCCGTTGCAAGCGTAACCTTGATCAATATCAAGCGAAAAACCTATGTGACATCACTATTCCCGGCTATGCGATCGAGTGCAAGGCCTACAAGGATGGTTGGTGGTTCCAAAAAGCGTGGTGGGAGCAGGTCTGCACGGCCGCCGGGGACGATATTCCCGTCTTGGTTTGGAAGTTCAACAACAAACCCATCCGCGTCACCCTACCCATGGGCGCATTCAACCCGGATTACGCCGATTTAACGGGTTGCGCCGTGATTCCTTTCGACGACTGGCTTGATATACTGGCAAAAGACTGGATTCCTAACCAAAAGGCCGCCTAATGAAGTCTGTACTCGAAGCGATGACCGAACTGGTGAGCCGGGGCTACCCAAAAGACACTGCTTACCGCATCGCTAATGGCGAATTACCCATGGATCGCGGGTCTCGAATGGAGAGAGCGCGCCAACAAGGCTACGATCCAGACGATATTCAGTACCATGGGACTCAAGCCGACATCCAAGAATTCATTCCTAGTGAATATGGGGCGCTAGGTCCCGGTGTTTATACAACGCCCTCCACCGAAATGGCCGATATGTACGCTGATTTGGAAGATGGCTCTGCAATCTACCCTCTGTTGACGCGAAAAGGCTCAGGAACCATTGGATTTGATGACTATCAGGCGCGAAATCCTGATGCGGCCATCATGGATATGCCAGAAATCAACTACAACCTGCGCAATGTTGATGGAATTACGGGTGTAGAAGACCTTGCGAGCAGTCATCTAAGCTCTGCTGGTGATATCCCTATCAGAAACACCTTCGATGAGAGAGACATCCGCTCAGTCAACGCCGCATTCGACCCTCAATACAAGGGCGCGAATATCCTTGGCGGGACAGCGGCAACGGCCGTAGGTGCAGGAGCCCTTATGGCACCGAATGATGCGAGCGCGGCCATCGAAGATGTTGACATCTTTGAGGAAGAGTCGCCGATGACGTACCGAGACCGTCGTCGAGATCGCCGCCAACGTGCTCAGGACCAGCGCGAGAGAGTTTCAGGCGGTGATGAGCCCCTGCTTAGCGGCGCCCAGACTGCCAACTTGCTTGCTGGTTTGACCGGCGTAGCCGGGGTGGCTGATATCTTCGGCGAATACCCTGAGTTCCCGGAAGGTGACGTCTCCGTAGAGGAAATGGTGCTTGAGGGACAGCGAGGGCCGTCTTTAGCGGAGAATATCAGCGAAGGTAACTACCTCAGCGCCGGATTGCAGGGGCTTGGAGTGCTTCCTATTGTCGGTATCGGCGCCCGAGCGGCCGCTAAAGCCTTGCGATCAGCGGACGGCATCACGTCCCTCCCGATTAACAAGCAGATTGAGGTCATGGAGACCGTTCGCGAAGGCACGAAGCTGGATGCGCCAGTCTTTGCGCCCAAGATCTTCGAGGAAGGTGGCAAACCCGACGTGCGCCGCATGGAGGCCGCCTTGAAGAGTAATCAGGGTGACCTGTCATCGATCGACGACATGGTCAAACGCGCTCAGAACGTGAATGACGGCTTCCAGTCCAACGTAGCGGAGGTTGCCGAGGCTGTTGGCGGTAAGAAGGCTGGCAAGTTCATTACTTTGAAGGACGGATCTCAGTTCGATGTAGAAGTAAAGTCGGCGAAAAGCATCGCTGACAAGATTGAGCGAAAAGGCCTCACGCCACCTGAATTTACTGACGGTGTGCGTACAACCATCTACGTGGATACAGCGGATCAGGCAGAAGAGGCCGTTCAGCGCCTTGGAGCTCTGTACCCATCGATCGACCGAGGATGGCAACGCCTACCTGACACGGGTTATTTCGACCGGAAGATGAACTTGGCGATCGAAGATCCCAAAACTGGGGGTTACATCGTCGGAGAGATCCAGATCAAAACCCCGGAGATGGCCGAGGCCGCGATACCGGGGCATCGATGGTATGAGTATTCGCGCAAGTTAGAAGGTCGGTACGACCACGAGATTCCCTCGACGAAGATTCAGTTGTACAAAAAGGCGCTGGAAGAACAGCGCCGTTTGTATGGTGAAGCCGAGTCGGTCGCTGATCCTGAGATCCTGCGCCAACTGGTTGAGAAGTTTAAGGCTGGGGGAGCGGTGGCAAGTCCTCGCCGATCACACCGAAGCGGGATTCAAACTCTGGCTGAGGGATATCCCCGCCTTCCTTGAACCATTGGACCACGTCGTATTCGGTCACTTGTGACCAGTTGGGTGATCCGTCTTCAAGTAAGAGACCGCCGAAGTTATCGTTTTCGTAGTTCACGAGAACGGCGGGTT